GTGTTTATCTGCCAGTCCATACTGGATTAGGTAGGCACTTTTCGTTAGGAGTGAATGTTGGCTCGTACCCGCAAAATGGCAAATTTAGTCATTGAGGAAACATCTGGAGTAGACCATCCTGCACACTTACATGAAGGTTGGTTGGTTATGAAATCAGCCGATGAATCTGAAGTTCAGAGAGTCTTAGACGAAACGCTCACCGAGGAGGACTCCATCATGGAGGAAACAACAACCGCGGCTACTGATGCACAGGTCGAAAAGGCTGAAATGACACTTGAAGATGCGATGAAGAAAATCGCTGAACTCGAAGGCAAACTTTCTGAAAAGGAAATGGCTAAAGAGGAAGATAAGTCAGAATCAGATAAGACCGAGGATGAAATGGAATACATGAAGTCCGCTCCTGAGTCAGTCGTCAAAATGATTGAAGATTTCAAAAAGCAAGCAGAGACAGCAACCGAAGAACTCCGTAAGGAGCGCGAGGCTAAGGCTGATGCTGAAGCAATTGAAAAAGCAAAGGGATTCTCAAACTTGAATCTTGATGCAGAGAAGGTTGGACCAGCGCTACGCCGTTTGTCCACAGTTGATGCAGACCTAGCAAAATCAGTAGAGGAAATCCTCACATCTGTAAATGCTCAGGCTGAATCAGCAAACATTTTTGCTGAAATCGGGAAATCAGCAGACTTCACTACAGGCGATGCCTACAGTCGTTTGACTGCCTTGGCTAAGTCGGCAGTTGAGGAAGGAAATGCAAAATCTTTCGAACAAGCGTTCGCTAGTGCCGCATCTTCCAATCCTGAACTTTATGTCCAATACCGTAATGAAAAGGGTGCATAACCATGGCATACGAAATCAGTAATTACTCGGTAAAGGTCACCCTCGTTGCAGGTGCCGACCTTTCCACAAAGCAGTACACATTCGTGAAGTTAGATTCTTCAGGACAGGCAGTAGCGGCAGCAGCCGCAACTGATATTCCTGTTGGAGTCCTTCAGAACGCTCCAACTTCAGGACAGGAAGCAGAAGTGCTTATTGTCGGAGGAACAAAGATTGTCGCTGGAGCCGCTATCGGCGAAGGCGCACTTGTTGGAACAAGTTCAACAGGCAAGGCAGTTGCTCTTGTCGCTGGAACAGATACAACAAAGTATGTTGTCGGAACACTACTAACTGAATCTGCGGCAGATGGAAACATCGTCACAGCAGTCGTAAACTGCGCTAATCCAGGCAGAGCGGCTTAAGGGGGATAACTAAAAATGCCACAGCCACATATCAATAGCGTTCACATTGATGCTATTCTCACAAACATCTCGGTTGCTTATCTTCAGAACCAAGACAACTTCATTGCCGACAAGGTATTCCCAGTAATCCCTGTTGATAAGAAGTCAGACAAGTATTTCACTTACACCAAGAACGATTGGTTCCGTGACGAGGCTCAGCGCCGCGCACCTGGAACTGAATCTGCTGGTGGCGGTTACAATCTTTCAACTGGAACATACTCAGCAGATGTCTGGGCGTTCCACAAGGATGTAGATGACCAGACACTTGCTAACGCAGACTCACCACTTAACCCACTCCGCGAATCAGCAGAGTTTGTTACACGCCGTTTGATGCTTCGCCGCGAACTTCAGTTCGTAAGCGACTTCTTCACAACAGGCGTATGGGCTGACGATGTAACAGGTGTTGCTGGCGCTCCATCAACAGGCGAGACAAAGCAATGGTCAGATTACGCATCATCAGACCCAATCGCTGACATCGAAGCAGGTAAGGCTGAGATTCTTGGAAACACAGGAATGGAAGCGAACACTCTTGTTCTCGGATACGATGTATTCAAGTCACTTAAGAATCACCCAGACTTGGTAGACCGTATTAAGTACACATCTTCACAGACAATCACAACCGATATGCTCGCGGCAATGTTCGACATTCCTCGCGTAATGGTTGCAAAGGCTGTTAAGGCTACTAACAACGAAGGTGCATCTGAGGCTTACGGCTTTGCTTTTGGCAAGGGCGCACTCCTTACACATGTTGCTCCAAATCCAGGACTTCTTACACCATCAGCGGGTTACACATTCGCTTGGACAGGTGTTTCAGGTGGTCTCGGACAAATCATCGGTACTTCACAGTTCCGTATGGAGTCAATCAAGTCAGACCGCATTGAAGCGGAAATGGCGTTTGATAACAAGGTAATCGGAGCAGACCTCGGTTACTTCTGGAACACAATCGTTGCATAATTAAGTTGAGTGAAGGGGAGGGTCTGAAAAGGCTCTCCCCTTCTTTCTTAGAAAAGGAAAATAAATGCCTCAAGTAAATCGTATTTCTCGCGGTGAAGTTTCAGTTGGTGCTATTCAAGGCTCAACTGGCGACATGGTGTACGGACTAGATTTCGGTACAGCATCAGTAGACCCTGCTTCAATCAACGCGACAACTCGCGGTTCAGTTACTTTCACTCTTACAGGTGCTAAGACAACTGACATCATTATCGTAAACCCACCAGCAGACCTAAATGATGATTTGATTTTCTGTGGAGCGGCTGTAACAGCGGCGGACACAGTTTCAATTTATCTTTACAATCCAACTGGTTCAGCAATCAATGACACAGCGCGTACATTCTCGTATGTGTGGATTGATATGACTGCGTAATGAAAGCAGAGATTCTTAAAAATATGGTGGTTGATGGTCGCCTATTGAAATCTGGAGACATCATTGATGTCAAGGGATGGAAACACGCAAAGGCTCTCAACAGAAGCCGTTATATCAAGATTCTTGATGAAGTAGTAAAGCCAAAGGTAGAAGCGAAAGCCGAGCCAGAGGTTGAAGCAGTTGAAAAACCAACGGCGAAGAAAACAGTCGCCTCCAAGTAATCGGAAAGGGGGTGATTCAGTAAAATGAGTCACCCTCTTTTTTTCTAAGGGAGCATCATGGCAATTACACACGAACGCGTATCAGTAGGCACAACAGCCACACAAATTTCTTCTAACTATGCTGGTAAAGATGGTCAGACTGTCAATGTTCAGAATCCAAGCGGAGGAGCAACTGTCTACCTCGGTGGAGAAGGCGTAACTACTACAAGTTACGGATTCCTTCTAGCGGCTGGAATCTCTTTTTCAGTTGAAATGCAAGATGGTGAAAAACTTTACGGCGTGGTTGCTTCAAGCACACAGACCGTAAATGTACTTCGTCAAGGCGCTTAAATCATGGCATTACCAGCATCTCTTTCAACCGTAACGGTTGCTGGTACCTATGTGGATTTACTAGGCAACCCAGTTCGAGGCTCAATCACTATTGAACCTCAGACTATTTTGAAAGAAAAGACCTTGAATGTCCACATCATGCCAGTTCACATCGTTAAGACTTTAGATGCGACTGGCTCTTTTACAACCACTTTGCCAGTTACTAGCGATACAGATGTAATGCCTCAACCATTCATTTACACAATAGTTGAGAACTTTACCTCTGGTCGTACATTTCAGATTGCCCTACCTCTCTCAGTTGCAGGTACCACTCAGAACCTTGCAGACCTGCTTACAGCCCTTTCTGAAGCAGATGCCACCGCTTATGTATCTGTGGATGCTTACCAAGGTCTATTGACCCGCTACAACAATGCAAGCGGTAGGAGAGAGATTGTGGTTAATGCCGCTACATACGAAGGCAATGCTCTCGCCTATGCAACAGAGGCTTCAAACTCAGCAAGCGCAGTTGCCAATTTTACGACTAATCAGTTGATGATGATGGGAGTCTAAGATGGCTGAACCGTATGTACCCATAGCCGAATACACCGCTTCAAACGCCCTTCTGACTGAGTTGGAAGTGGCTACAGATGCCTCAGCGACCAACGCAAGCGCTCTTTCAGCGGCTACTGCAAGCGCTCTCACTTCAAGGAATACAGCAAATTCCTATGTGGCTGAAAAATTTGATTTGTTCTTTTTGGTAGGTGCCTGATGGCTCTCGGTCCAAATTTAACCACGGTTACCATCACGGGTAGTTATGTAGATTTTGAAGGCAACCCAATTGAGGGTCAGATTCGATTTAGCATTTCTGAGGTGTTGCGTAACGGTACAGATGACCAGATGGTAGCCCCATCCAGCGTTGTTGTGCCTTTGAGTTCAGGTTCCTTTTCGGTTGCTATCCCAGCAACAAATGACCCAGATGTAGTTCCAAATCCTTTTGAGTACACAGTTGAAGAATCATTCCCAAATGGTCGTACCTATGCAATCAGCATCCCTTACACCACTTCAGGGTCATTAGATTTAGCAGATATTAGCCCCGACCCAGCCTTGTCTGAAAGTTATGTCGCGGCTGTAGACCTTACTTCTTGGAATACCCTTGAGTCCAACATTACTGCTTTAGATGCCTTGATTGACCAATCAGTAGATAAGTTCCCTGCCTCTGGTCAGTATTGGTACATTGATTCTGCCTACTCAACATATACAGCACTAGATACAGCCTTTGCTACATACACCGCTCTCACCGCGGCTACATATAACATCTCAGGTGAGGACATCACATCATTCGTAACCTCAGCGCAGGGTTACGCTTCTTCAGCATCATCAAGCGCTACAACAGCCCAAAATAACTCGGCTGGTACTATTAGTCCATTATTACTCATCGGAGGATAACCGCATGGCAACTACTTACAAGGTTCTTGGGCAATCAAACCCATCAGCCACTACCGCCACGACTCTTTACACCTGCCCTGCATCTACACAGACGGTTATCTCAACCATCACCATCTGTAATCAGGCTGGCACAAGTGGCACATATCGAATTGCAGTACGCCCAAATGGAGCGACTTTAGCGACTGAACACTATGTCGTTTA